CTCTTAGAATATCATTTGCTGCAAGATTTGCAGGAATGAAAGGCCCAATGAAAGATGAAAAGGGTAGACCTACTAGAAAAGCATTAGCATTAAAAGCATGGGGATTTGGATCTGTTGCAGCTGCAAGAAATTTTGCAAACAAAAATAAAAAATCAGCATAGGAGATAAAATGGCTAAAAGAGGTTTGTATGCTAACATACATGCGAAAAGAGAAAGAATCAAAAAAGGCTCAGGTGAATCTATGAGAAAACCTGGAGCAAAAGGTGCACCTACATTAAAAGCATTTAAACAATCAGCAAAGACAGCAAAAAAAAGTAGAGCCTAACAATGAACTACATTGTTAAAATTTGGCAAGGTGATACCTTAAAAAAAGAAATATTGTTTTCTGCTGATAATGATGTTATAGCTATGCAGAAATGTAGTGCTGCTATTCCAGATGGATGTAGAGCTACATATTATGAAATAACACAAGAGGAGAAACAATGCCTTACGGAAAAGGAACCTACGGTTCAAAAAGAGGAAGACCTGCAAGCAAAAGCAGTGGAATGAGTGCAAAGCAAAAAACATTACCTACAGCTTTAAAGAAAAAAATAATGGCGGCCAAAAAAAGTAAATAGTGGCTACTAAAGAAGAAAAAATTTGGATGGACAAAGTTGCTCAATTGGGTTGCTTTGTCTGCCAAAGCCCAGCAACATTACATCATATAAGAAATAGAGGTGATGGAAAGGGTAACATTGGTATAGGAATGAGAGCTTCACATTTTGAAGTAATTCCATTATGCCATGAACATCACCAAGGAAATACTGGAATACATCTTGATAAAAAAAATTTTGAAAATAAATATGGTACAGAAAAACAAATACTAGATATTGTTAGAGAAAGAGTTATTGAACAAGATGAACTAAGCAGTTTTAATTTATTATGAGTTTTTTAAATAATTTATCATTAAAAGATAGAAACAGATTAAGAGCTATTGTTAAAAAAACACATTTAAAATATTATCCAACACACATGATAACTAATTATGAAGCTGATAAATTAGTAGAAGCTTTTGGAGAAGAAACTATCTACAATATGCTGAAAGCAAATGTAGGTACAAATGTCGATTAATTTTAGTTATAAACCAGAAGGTAATACTCTAAAAAAATTTATGAAGTCTGACGACTTCTTTAGAGGTTTACGAGGGCCAGTAGGTTCTGGTAAATCTGTATCTTGTTGTATAGAAATATTTAGACGAGCATTATTACAAGAAAAAAATGCACAAGGTGTTCGTAAATCTAGATGGGCAGTTATAAGAAATACTAACCCTCAACTTAAAACAACTACAATTAAAACTTGGTTAGACTGGTTTCCAGAAGATACTTGGGGAAACTTTGCTTGGTCAGTACCTTATACACATAAAATTATTAAAGGTGATATAGAACTAGAAGTTATATTTCTAGCTCTTGATAGACCAGAAGATGTTAAAAAACTATTATCTCTTGAGCTTACTGGTGTCTGGGTAAATGAAGCTAGAGAAATACCTAAGTCAATTATAGATGCTTGTACTATGAGGGTAGGAAGATTTCCAAGTATGAGAGATGGTGGTGCTACATGGTATGGAGTAATTGCAGATACCAACGCACCAGAAGAAGATCATTGGTGGCCAATTATGGCAGGTGATGTTCCTGTACCAGATCACATATCAAGAGATGAAGCTCTTATGTTAATTAAACCTGATAACTGGAGTTTTCATACACAACCACCTGCTTTAATAGAAAAGAAAAACAAAGAAGGTTTTACAGAAGAATATGTACCAAATGATAATGCAGAAAATAAAAAAAATTTAACACCCAAATATTATCCTAATATTATTCGAGGTAAAACAAAAGGTTGGATTGATGTTTATGTTTTAAATAAACTCGGTAGCATAGAAGAAGGTAAACCTGTATATCCAAACTACAGACAAGAAATACATCTTGCTGCTGAAACCATTAAACCAAATGTTAGTCAAACTTTGTTTATTGGAATTGACTTTGGATTAACACCTGCTGCTGTCTTTGGACAGAAGACTGCATTAGGTAGATGGAATATTATAAATGAACTTGTATGTTTTGATATGGGTGTTATGAGATTTTCTGAACTCCTAAGAGGAGAGATAGCTAAAAATTATAAAAACTTTGATGTTCAAATATTCGGAGATCCTGCTGGAGATTTTAGATCTCAGACAGATGAAAGAACACCATTTTCTATTATGAGAAACTATGGATTGAAAGCTGTACCTGCACCATCCAATGATGTTGCTTTAAGAATAGATTCTGTAGATTCAGCATTACAAAGATTAATAGATGGTAAAGCAGGATTCTTAATTGATCCCCAATGTATCAATCTTAAAAAAGGATTTAATGGTGGTTATCATTATAGAAGACTTCAAACATCTGGAGATAGATATGATGAAAAACCTTTTAAAAATAGATATTCTCATGTTCATGATGCATTACAATATTTAATGATGGGTGCTGGTGAAGGTAGAACTTTATTAGCTGGAAGATCACAAAGTAAACCTGTAGTCGCTAAAAAAGAATGGGATGTATTTGCAGGACAAAAAACACAAAAAAGAAAAGTATGGGATCTGTTCAAGAGGAATGGTTAATCTATTTTCATAATAGAGGAACTCAAAGATATGCTAAATGGATATGGTGGTGGAAACCAAAACCAGGATTTAGTCATTGTGGAGCTTTAAAATATATACCAGATTTAGATGTTTGGGAACATATTGAGTTTACTCATGCAGGTATAAAAACTAGTTATTTAAATAAACAAGAATCTAAAGAATTTTTAAATTATTTATATGATTTTGAAATATTAGTATGCCCTGTAAAAGATGATTGGCATTTGTTTAGAATAAAAGAATTAAGCTGCGTATCGTTTATTATGAGATTAATTGGATTTTACAGATGGTATATTATTACTCCATGGCAACTATATTGTGCGTTGCGAAAACAAGGATATAAGCGATTTTGGAGTAAACCCGAATTTAAAAAGGAACTTCTATGAGTGGTGATGGTGGCAATAAAGGTAGTAACAATGATACTTACCAAACAAGTAGGGAAATTGGTTTAACTACCCAAAATATTAAAAATCAAAAAGCTAGAGATAAAGCTATACAAGAAGCTAAACAACAAGCTTTTCAAGATCAACGTGCTTACAATGTAAGACGTGCTACTGGTAAAGGGCCACCTTCTGTACAAGTAGCAACTAACATTTTAAATAAACCTTTACAAAAAGGTGCACAATATACTGGTAATTTTTTTACAACTAAAGTTTTAACTTCATCAAAAGCTAAAAAAAATATTGGTTATACCAAAGAAGAATTTGATAAACTGTCTGTTGAAAAACAAAACGAAGTTTATTCTGGATATATGGAAAACAGAATGGCAGGTAAAACTGATGCGTATGGTAACCAGATTTCTACTGGTGGTGATAGGGGTGGGCAAACACAAACTAAAACTCAAGCTCAAATAGAAGCTGAAAATGTTGCAGCACAAAAAGCTGCACAAGCAGAAGCAGATCAAGCTTCAGCAGAACAAGCTGATGCTTATAAGAAAAAAAGATTATCAATAACATCATCTAGATCTTTGTTTGCTAAATCTGGTGGTAGTGGATTTTTTAATTAATGGATTATTTAAATAACTCAGAAATGAATTACGGAACATCAGATAAAGCATCTGAAATTTTAAAAAAATATAAAGAAGCTCAAAGTATAAAAGATTATTGGAAAGATAAATTTGAAGAAGCATATGAATATTGTCTTCCAAACAGAGAATCTTTTTATGAAGAAGCTCCTGGTCAAAAAAGAACTGATAAGATTTTTGATGAAACTGCTGTAGTTGGTGTACAAGAATTTGCATCAAGATTACAAGCAGGTATAACTCCTACATTTGCTAGATGGGCAGACTTCCAAGCTGGATCAGAAATACCACAAGGACAAAAAGCAAATATTAATTTAGAGTTAGATAAAATTACAGATTATGTTTTTCAATTATTACAACAATCAAACTTTAACCAAGAAATACATGAATCATTTATGGATCTTGCAATTGGTACAGGAGTTATGCTTGTTGAAGAAGGTGATGCAATTAATCCAATTAAATTTACAGCAGTACCATTAACTAGAGTTTGTTTAAACACAGGCCCAGATGGTACAATAGATTCTGTATACAGAACAAGATATTGTAAACCACATGAAATTAAAATTTTATATCCTAAAGCAATATTACCAGAAAATTTTGATCCATTAAAAAATAAAAATAAAATTAAAATTATAGAAGTTGTTTACAAAGTGTATGAAGAAAATGTAGAAAAATATAAAATGTGTATCGTTATGGAAAATCCAAAACATATTTTATATGAAGAAATGTTTGAAGGAGAAGGATCAAATCCATATTTAGTATTTAGATGGAACAAAGCTTCTGGAGAAGTTTATGGTAGAGGGCCAGTATTTAATGCAATGGGTGCTATTAAAACTTGTAATCTTACAATAGAATTAATTTTACAAAATGCACAGATGTCAGTATCTGGAGTATATACTTATGAAGATGATGGTGTAATTAATCCAGATAATATATCTTTAGTACCTGGATCTTTAATACCTGTAGCTCCTGGTAGTAGAGGTTTATTGCCTATACAATCAGCATCTAATTTTGATGTAGCTCAATTAGTATTAAATGATATGAGAACTAATATTAAAAAAGCTTTATACATGGAAGCTCTTGGTAGACCAGAAGGAACTCCTATGACAGCAACAGAAGTTTCTGAAAGAATGGCAGATCTATC